CATAGTCTATATCCTTTACTCTGTAGGGATCGGATTGTCAGTCTTGACTTTTGCCACATGGTCTTTCCATGTAGAAGTGCCGTCCACAGAATCGTGGTACTGCATGTCGAGCTGATCACCCAGATCACCATAGGCTCTTCTTCTGTTAGCTCTTGCAGCGTTCTGTCTCTCGGACAGATCAGCAGCTGAGTCTACAGCGTTCAGTTGCTCGTCAGTTGGTTGCGCCACACCAGAAACATTCCATTCCTTGATGTAAGGCCCCTGACCGTTCGAGTCGTCCTGAAGCAAAACGTCCGATAAAAAGTCAACCTCTGTCACGCCGTTATCGGCGCAATATTGTCTGACCTTGCTTGATAGTGATGCCATAGTTTTTCCTCCTTATTTCTTATATTACTATTTTTTAAAAAATTCAAATTATTATACTCCTATTAATTTAAAGCCCCTAAACCAAGAATAATTACTTTCTCCATTAACAGTTCCATCGTTATTACTCGCAGTATTTAAATATACTCCTGTGTAAACATAGTCATCAGTACCGTTCATATCAAATATTCCAGATGCTTTTAATTGAAAACCTCTTCCTCCATGATTTCTCATATCGTGTTGAAACATAGTTCTTTTTGAGTAACTACTTCCACTACTTCCATTTTTAAATATTTGTAAATAAGCCATATAGACATCACTCATTGTCGAACCACCTCTGTCTACTAAAACTGTGGCTTCGATAAAATATTTTCCAGCTGTTGTTGGAGTAAATTTTCCTGTGCTAGGATCAAAACAATTATCAGTATCTAAATCTTCTGAATTATAAACTGTTAGTGTCGTTAGAGCACCCTCTGTTATCGCTGTAGATACTCCTGTCATTTTAGCTTCAAAAGCTGGAGTTTGAACTCCTCCATTAACAAATCCTGATGTTAGATTAGTACCACCATTAGCTATTGGAAGTGTTCCTGTTACTGCTGTTGTTAATCCTACTTTACTTATTGCCATAATTTTATACTCCTATCAATGCTTGGATTTCATCATCATCTAATCCTAAGTCTTTTAATTTTTGTTTGCCAGATGCCTTTTTGTTTTCTTTTTGTGTTTCAGCATTTTGTTTTTCTTCAAGATATGAATTTGTTTCTTCAACATCTTGATTAAATTTATTTTCTTCCTCTGTTGTCATTTCTCTACGAACACCATTTATCAATATATATCTAGTCATTATGTTATTCCATATAGTTTAAAGTTTCCTGATGATATGTTTCCACCACCATTATTTGTTATAGTAAAACCATCAAAATTAGATATTGCTGTATTATATGATCCGCTAAAAGAAAAACCATAATAATTACCATTTGATCTTTTCATTTGTACTTGACCCATAGCTTGTGGAAATGCAGATGATTGACCTACATTATATATGTACATAAATGAAGAAAACGTAAAACTTGATTCTGCATCACCTGGAGTACCCATAAAAGCATTTTCATATCTATCATTATAAGTATTTGGTGTAGAACTACCATAAGTTCCTACTTGTGCTGTCCAATATCCAGATGTTAAAGCACTTCCACCTGATAATGCTCTATAAAATAATTCTTCATCACTAGCTAATTTTAAATTAGTTACAGTTAAAAAATAAACTTTATATGTTGAATCAAAAACTACTGAATCTGTACCATTTTGAAATGTTACTGCTGCAACATTACTTGCATTAGTTTCTTTGATTAAAGTAAATGCTGGAGAAGATTTAATTAAACTGTAATCAATTCTTTTTAATGTACCAGCATCTGATACTAAAAATTCGTCTGTGTCTGCTGGTTCACTAGCAAGTGCTGTTTGACCAGAGATAATATCATCATTTAATTTAGCTGCTGTAACTGAATCTGCAGCTAATTGTGATGCAGCAACAGATCCTGCAGGAGCGTTTACCGTGCCTACTGCTCTGCCTAGGAATACACAGTACATCTCATCAGTACCATTTGTTAATGCCGCTGATAGTGTAAGAGTTGTGCCCGATGCAGTATATGCTTTACCTGATCCTGGCTCCTGAACAATATTGTTCACTACAAGCCTGATATCATTCTCGTTAGTTACGGAATGTGATAGTGTATACGCAGTCTGAGAGTTTACGATTGTAAATACCTGTCTCTCAAAACTTATGAAACTTCTTGCTGGTGCGTTTCCTAAATAAGCCATTGATCTCCTTACGAACTAATTGCATCAACTGTAGACATCCAAACACTTAATGAACTATTTGTATCCGATTTTGCCTTAACAACATCACCATTTTGAATCACTAGTTTACTTCCTCCGTCTATAAGTTCGAGAGATCCGCCACTAACTATGGGCGCATTTTTAATAATATAATGATCTTGTGATCCTCCAGTTACAGAAGAAGTTATAAAAACTTCTGCCGTAATCGTTGATGTTGTAGTATTAGCAAGACGAATAGAGATGATAGCGTCATTAGAATTACTAGTGTGAATAGTAGATGCCGATGTTCCTACGTCTTGATCTCCAAATCTTTTAAAGTCTTGTGCCATATTACTCCTTTACTATAATGCTATCGCCATTGCAACCGCAAAACCTGCTGTAGCTCCCGCTGTTCCACTAGACGCTGCTGTTACTCTTCCTTTAGCATCTACTGTGATTGATGAATTTGTATAACTAGCTGCTGATACTCCAGAGTTAGCTAGTGTTAATGCTCCGCCAGATGCGATTGTTGCATCACCCGACATATCAACTTCCTCAAAAGATGTACCATCTGCAACCAACATTTTGTTTGCAGTATTTGTAGGCATCTTTAATTTAGATCCGACAGTCACATCACCTATCGTAACCAGATTAGAATTAATCTTATTACCTATATTTGTAACATGATTACCCATGTATCCATGAGATGAACATTGATAGTATAAGATATTTGGTGTTGTCTCATCGACAGCGATCTGTGTGTATGCTCCAGACGATCCAGGTGCAGGTGAACTTCCTGTGTTGGTTACACCTGTCGTGTATTCTGTGTTTTTAGCAGAATCTAAATAGAATCTTAGTGGGTGTCCACTGTTTGATGAATCCGATTGATCGAATCTATAATATTGTGCGTAAGCAGAGTTTGATGCATCCACACCAGTTAATCTCAAAGCAGGTGCTTCTAATCCATCTAGGTAGTATGCATTACCAGAACCCACACCTTGATACGGGTGATTACCAGATTTACTCGCTACTTTGACCGTGATTATTTTTGGCGCTGATGAAGAGGCATTCTCTTCTGGAAATGGTAGACCTATCTTTGAACCAGGCACTGTACAGAATACTTCTGTTGCTCCTTGAAAATTTTCAGCAGCATCACTATTAGAACTGGAGATAATATAAGTTCTAGCAAGTGTGCTTGCCCCTCCGTTTAGAGTTCCAAAACCAACTTCAAATCTTGCTGTTCCTGTCTCAAAGATACAGTAATAAGTGGTATTGCCTCCACCGATACCAGCAGCAAAAGTTTCAAAACCTGTTACTGCTCCTCCTAGTGTAAACGTTCCTGTTCCAGTTGTTGCACTGGATTCTTTTACCCTATCATTTAATTTAAACGCCATTTAAAATCCTACGATGTTAAACTGATAATAGCATTGCTCGCCGTGCTTGGATCAGGAAACGAAATAGTGAAATCACCATTCGTTGCTGTCTTTGCTCCGTTGAAATCTAATACTACAACTAACTTATCGCCTTGGTCATCATTATATATCGCTGCATAATTTGCAGTGAAAGTTGCAGCTCCAGTTGTTGCTGCACCCCAAGTAACATCTGCAAAATCCACAGACGCGGTAGCGGTCGTTGCTACAACAGCCTGACTAGTTAAAGCTTTTCTAGCGTAGTTTGAACCACTTCCAGAAGAGACTTCGTCGTTAGTAGAAACGACTGTGCTAGATGTTGTATAAGTAGCTGAGATTGTTCCGTTGTATAATGCTATTTTAAAAGTATCTCCTCCGTTCGCAAAATTATGCGTTCCAGAAAGAAGTTCACCTTTAAAAGAAAACGGTACTACGTTTGCCATATTTTTATCTCCTTAATATTATGGTGATGGTGATTTTAAAGGAGTACGAATAACACCATCTTGATATTCGTCTCGGCGTCTACGACCCATTTGTTCGACCGCGTACGATTGAAGAGCTTTTTGATAAGCCTGCATGTAGTATTGTAGCATATCTGCAGGACCTTTCAAGTATCCATATGCTTCTACCAGACATCCATACAAAAGTAAATCCTGATATTTATTAGATATATAAGTTCCAGCTGTGGCTGCTGGAGCAGCTGTTGGAGTTGTTGTGTTAGTTATACTTATTGGCTGTTTTACATATGCTAAAGTAATTTCATAAGTAGAATCAGGTGTAGGTGCCACCACCCAAAATTCTGCGTCCCAATTTGCATAATATTTTGGAAAACCAGACTGAGTATTTGGAGTATCATAATAAGCTGCCATATAGCTTGTGTCTTTTTTTTCCAAAAATACCTGATCACCCGCAGTATTTTTTAATTGTGCGTATCTTATGAATCTTAAATCTGCTGGAATTGTCACATATCTATTTCCTGTAACAAGTTGTGATGTAGCATAAAATCTATTGTCATCAGAGTCAGCTTCTCTGTAAATTTTATTCTCTGTATTTTTGATGATAGTGTCTAACACTGTGTTTGATAAAACACTATCATCTACTTCTGTATAATTTCTAATATCAGTTCTTAGGTTATCTAAAGTATAAGCCATTACGCTACTATCTCCCTACAAGCTTTACATCCTTTTCTAAAATATAAATGTTTTGGACAGTGTTTTGGTTTTACTTCTTCATAAAGAACCAAATGTGGGTCTTGCTCTTTTGGAACAAATAAGTTTTTAACCCAATTCCAAATATTTTTAATCATTACATTACTCCTCTAAACATTGGACTAACAAATGCGTTTTGTCCACCACCTGTTATAGTACCAACTGCGTTATAAGGCAAGGTTACAGTGAATCCAGTATTAACTGTTTTTGTAGCTGGCATAGCACCTGTATTTTCTGTTCTTGTTGTTATTGTTTGTATTTCTAGTCCTGGAAAAACAGAAGAAGCAATATGTGCAGTCGCTGTAGTGCTTATCGGTGTTTCTCCTCTAAAAGGTGCATTTGTACCTCTTGATAAACCTGTTATCGTAGTTCCTCCAGATTTACCTGTGTATTTAATAACTTCTCTTTGAATTACAGGAACGTTGTCTGGAGTAGTTGCAGCAGGTTCTGTAGGACTTTGAATAAAATAAAAACCTGAAGCTGGAAAGTTAGTATTAGAATCTAATGTTGCTGATGTGTCTGCAGCTGCCATTGCAGTTGTAACTGCAAATAAAGGAAATAAATTAGAACCTAAACCAAAACTTTGAGTAGGATCATTACTTGCACCATTAAAAAATAAAACAAAATCTCCAACTTTAAGAGTATGATTTAATAGACTTACAGTTAAAGTTGCGCTTCCATTTGTAACTGTGAAAGGATCTTTTGGTAATGCAACTGCAGTCGGTGGTTCATTTCTATCCGTTCTTGTATTTAATAATGAAACACCATCAGCACCGTTTGGTTTCGGTTCTAACTGTGGTTGCTTTGGTTCAAACTCTGTAAAATGAACAAACGCACCGTTCCATTCTCTGACCATTTCTTTATATGGAAACTCCATACCAGATCTGTCTGATATTGCTTTTGCGTATTTACCTGTTGCGTATCGGGCCATTATGCTCCTGGATAGTATGCTTTTGGTGTAATGTATGTACTAGAAGATGAACCATCTTCTTGTAATGCTCTTTGAAATTCATCCTCATATAGTAATTTCATTTGTTGTGTTAACTGTGGATTATATTTCATTGATAAGTAATACGCTAAACCTGAAACCATACATGGTACAAATCTAAAAGGTAAATCAGTTGCATTTGTATAATCCCCTACATCTTGAATTCTTTTTATAAAATAAAAATGCATATCTTTGGCTGCGCTAGTTGCATCTGGTGTTGGATAAATACTAACGCTTACATGATCAATAAGTCTTTGTACCCAATATTGATTAGGTGTACCTTTTGAAAGTTTATTTGAAAAACCAGCATAAGTTGATCTATCGACTTTAGTCATCGGACTGTCTGATTGATCTGTTTGAGTTCTGTTTGATCTTAATTGTGCTTCAAGAATATCTGATATCCCATGAACATTTGCTGGTATGCTGGTAGCATTTGTGCCATCTCCAGCTGATCTAAAAAATTTATATTCTGCTTGACCTTCAACTAGATCAAGATCTAGTTCACCAACTTCCCAGTAGTGAAGACCTCTGTTGCCCCACTCTTGAAACATTATATTTAAAGATCTTTTAGAAGATTTTAAATGATAACCCGTTACATCTTGAATACCAAGACGTTCAAAAGCTTCTTCTATTATCTCATCGATAGAAAAAGTTTTATCGAATGTAGTTGTACCCGAGGTAGTGTTAGCCATTTAACCTCCTAGCCAGTATAACCTAAAGTGACCGATCCTGTTCCAGTTACATCTGCAAAGATAGTGGTTTCAAATCTAATACCATTTCCTGGTACATAGATATCTAATCCTTCACTTCCAAAAGTAGCTTCAAATTTAATGTCTCCTGATGCAGATGCTGCATCATAAAGTTTTAAATTTGTAATACCTGTGGCTTGAATATATGTAACTCTAGCGGGACCAATATTAGTTGTTCCTCCTGAAACAGTTTTCACCTGCCCATCAGCTGTAAGTGTTGTAAATTTCTGATCTGAACTCATATTTTTCTCCGTTAAAATTTATGTGGGGCCGAAGCCCCACACTAAATTAATTATTAACTTAAATTGTTATTCTGAATGTATCTTATAGTTAAGAATCCTGTACCAGTACCAGTATTAGTATTAGTTAAAAGAATTCTTTTATCAGAAGTTCCAATATCAGCATAGTTTGCAACTCTAGTTGCGTTAGCTCCAGCAGTTATAGAAATAATTCCTAATGTTCCACCTGCTACAGCACCAGCTGCTGTTAATGCTGTTGCGTCTCCAACAAAACCAAGTCCTGTTGTACTTGCTCCTCCAGACCAAATTGCAGTTACTGATAGTTCAGCTCCTACGATTTGTGAATTTGCAGGAAGCACGATGTTAGTTTCTGTTGATGTTGCTGTTTGATCTACAGCAACTGATTGACACATTACAACTTGACCTGTGTTTTTTACATCATCGCCAAGTGTTGTACCTGTTGTATTTGCAATCGTTCCCGCTTTAATCGGTCCCGAAAATGTAGTTGATGCCATAATTATATCCTCCTAGTTTAACGAATACTGTCTCTAGGCCGTCGACTATACGCGTCAGTATTCTTATTAATTGTATAGTGATAAAACTATACACTACATTTTAATAGAGTGCAAGAGAGCCTGTAATGTGAATTGAATTTATTCAACGATGTAGCTTTTT